CCTATGGTCTTCGGCCAAATCACCGAAGGTGAATGGTTGCCTAACGGCTCCCACTCACTAAAGTGATCTGGGAGGCGTAAGCCTACCAAATTTGTAATAAACTGCCGTGATTTTAACAGTGTTACTTTATTTTTGGGTAATCTGCGGATTACCAGATCACGACGTAGTCGTGAGTGGTAAGGCTTAAGCCAACCAAATCACCCTTGGTGATATGCTTGAGTATCACGAAATCAATTCATTTGTCCTCAGCCCTAAAGAAAAACATTATCGCTTTTTAGATCGTAACTTGAGATCCTTGGAAGAGGTAGTCACCTTGAGGCTCAAATGGTGAACCACGAGTTTGGGATAGTCTTTTCGCATCACCTCGGCAAAACTTGCACAGCGGTGTCTGCCCTTGGAGCAATTGACCGACACTACAGTGTAGTCATTGGCCTCTATCGAGTTGATGAAAAGGCGCCGAAAGGCATGAAAAGAGGACGAGGTTTGAACCTTGTCTTGGAGTTCAGGCCAAGTGCCATTCATGGTGCGGAGATCCACCTTGCCTCCTCGACAATTGAGACACTTGGCATTGAAGTTCCGTTGAGCGTCGGGTGGTTTCTTCTTTTGCATTTGGTCTCCCCAAGTGTAAATGATCAACTTTCTCTCAGGGTCGGGAAGGTAGTCACCATAGTCGTCCTTGGTGTCCTCTTCCTCATGGTCAGCCCCACCATCCGTGTCACCATCCCTAGAAACCTTGGCCGCGATCCATTCAAGGACATCGCCCACAACCGGCAGCCTTTCGGAGGATTCCCAGAGGTGAACAACTTGCTCCTGAAGCTCCTTGGCTGTAAAGGGAGGATCGGTTTTCTTGTGGACAACGTTAATCTCTGGTGGGGTGGTTGAAGGATAGCCTGAAGGACAGTAGACGATGACAAGAAAATCCTCCAAGGCAATTTCATAGGATCCTCGAGAAAAGACGCGGATGGACTCAGGGCCAAGACTTTCACTCAAGTGGCTCAGCTCTTGGGTCACTGGATCCTGGCTGCTCATGGAGAAAGCAATTTGTGTGAAGGTATATTATTCTTTTTTACATCAAGGTGCAACATGTACCCCAGGAAGATTCCGGGGAAGGGCGGGTATGACTGATGGTGACTCCCGGGGAAGGGTTGGTGATGGGGAGGTAAGAAGATCTTGGATCAAGGGTCGATGCCCGACGGCGGCGAGGGTGCAAATCCATCAAGGTCAAGACCTTGAGGAGAGTCTCTTGGAACATTTCCTTGACACCATCATTTTGGCGAGCAGAAATCTCGTAATAAGAAATACCATGATCCTTTGCCCAGTCCCTTGCAGCTGTGTGGGAAACCCGGCGTCTTGGCTCCATCTTGGCTTCACACTTGTTGCCTACCAAGACAATTACCATCTGAGAGTTGTTTGAATTTTTTTGCAACTCTCGCCACCAAAAGTTACATGCACGAAACGACTCGGAATTCGTGACATCAAACACTAAAAAAGCGGCGGCCTTGTTTCGAAAGTAGCCGTGAATCAAAGCGCGGTACCGCTCTTGGCCAGCAGTGTCCCAAACCTTGACCGTGACGGGTTCAATACCTCCAGGAATGGCCGTGCAAGCTGCAGAATTGACTTCCATATCCCTGGACGTGAATTCTACCCCAATGGTCGGTTCGATCCGACAGTAGTGACGGTCGTTGAGGGTGGCCACCATTGTGGTTTTCCCCACGGCAGCTTCCCCTACAACAATAAATTGGACATCCACCTTGGTCATTTAATCTTGGGAAGATATTCTTTGGTTTTCAAAATAGACTTTCTACATATAAAAAACAAAACAAGTTCAGTTGACGGATCTTTCCCTCTTTTCTTCATTCAAAAAGTTTCCAAATGACATCTTCTGTTACCTTATCCAAGTCTCGGCCAAAAGGTCAACCTCGAAAGGAAGTACTCCTTCCACTCACCAGAGAGGGTAAGATGCCTAAACGGCGACGTCCAGTAGAAATGAAATCTGCCTACTTGACTCCAGCAAAACGAGAGCTTTTGGTGGCCAAGACGGAACCATGTGTAAAGATTGGCAAGTCCACGATTCCGGGTGCCGGAAAGGGTGTTTTTGCCAAGTGTGATCTCCCGAGGGGCTTCCAAATGCCCTACATGGGAAAAACCTTCAAGGGATCCTTTGATCAGATTACACGTCTCATCCGTGGTGACTCCAAGACGACTGACCTCCTCCTCTACATTTTTCATGATGAAGCCAGTCGAACAGTCATTGATGGCCATCCTCGTTTTAACCAGTCTATCTCCAATGTCGCCTTTCGGGTGAATGAACCTCCCAAGGGGAGCCGCGCCAATTGCACCTTTGAAAACTCGAAAGGCTGGGCAAAATGGTTTTCTCCCATATCGGTAGTCACACGGAGGCGGGTTAAGGAAGGGGACGAGCTGTTTGTGGACTATGGGGAGGTCTACGACCGTTCCCATTATGGAGTATAGTCTTGGCGTTTGTGGGTTTTTTTTGAGTATTACTAGTAAATGGCCACTCAAACGAGATCCCCGGAAGAACTTGAAGCATTCATTCATCTGTTAGAAGGGGAAATTCAGGGCTTGGAAGAGGCTAAAGATGCTGTCCTGGATCTTAGATCGAATCTTGATCGCGAATATTTGCTAGAAGATATCGACAAATCCATCGCTGAGATACGTTCAAACCTCGCATCCTTAAGGGAAGAATATGCCGAAGCTCTGGAATCGGAGGTTAGTTCACCAGGACCAAGTACTGGGGGAAGGCAAGGCCTGCCCTATCACACCTTGGAAAGAGCTCTCGAGCAGGAACGCCATGTTAGGTCTGGATTGGCGGTAACGTTAGAGCGAGAAATAGCGGTAAATGATGACTTAAAGCGCAGGTTGGCTCGTTTAGAAGCTGAGTTGCGCCGTCGGAAGGATGGCTCTTCGGCCTGGCGTCTTCGGAAACGATCCAAATATTCAAGATCAAAATCGGCTACAAAACGCAAGACATCGAATCGTTCAGCACGCAAGGGAAGACACTCCAAGTCAAAGAGGCGGCGTCCATTGCGTGGATTGAGTAGACGCTCAAGGCGTTAAGTACCTATGGTCTTCATATACTTATGATACTCATGTTTTGACTTTCTGTCGCGTTCGGGCACCTTGTCCCCTCCCATCCCCTCTTGAATAAAAATTACTTGCAATGCTTTTGGCGTCTCTCTTGGACCCAATTTATTCCTTGTCCTTCTTGGCGACCATGGTGACGTTTTCATTTCTTTTCCATGTCCTCGCCAAACCCATCGCCATCGAAGCTTTGACTTCGGTGGACCCATCTGAAAAGCATCTTCGAAATGCGGATAGGGTTGTGACAAATTTTGCCAAGGCTGGATGCCTCTTTCTTTTGTGTGTAAATCCTCTCTTTTGGTCAACCTCTTATAACGCCTTTTGGCTGGATCGTTGGGATGACTTGGCCTTTACACGTCTCGTTGTGATCCTCTACACCGTGACAGACATTTCTTCTTTCTTGACAACGTGGATGCCCAAGAGGACTGCCTTTCATCATGGAGTCACGGGCCTTTTTGCCCTTCTTACCTGCACATGTTCAACTATCTTGACCATGGAATGGCCACGCCTAATGTTGTGGTATGGTCTCTGTTCGACGCTGACCTACTTGGTAAATTTCTTTATTGGGACAATTTATTGCTTCAAGACGCCCATTCGGACCCTTGCTGTCTATGCTGCTTGTGTATATACTTTGGCCCTCATGATCAATTGGATTAAATTCATGCCTGCCGTAGTCCGCATGTTGACAGGGCCACGCACCTACTCCACGACCTTGGTGGTAGATGCGCTTGGGTGGGAAGTAGCTCCGCGCTTCTTGGCTCTGATCTTGCCATGGGTTGAACGATTCCTTCTTGTAGCCATCTCCACCATTTTGGTTCATGACGACATTAACCTCTTGAGGGCCCTCATTGGTTACTCGGGCGGCCAAGCCGCCATTCAAACCTTTGTTTTGAATCCCTTTAACATTTTGTCTGCCAAGTTTTTGGCCAAAAGTGTCAAGGATTCAACTTAACCCAAAAGCTTGGAAAAGTTAATCTTTTGAAAAGGGTACTTGGGGGAATAGGTAGAGGTTGAGTGGCACTTGTTGGGGTCGGTCCAATAGGTGGGACAGCATTCACGCCATTGGTTCAAGTGGTGAGAATGGGGGTAGTCAAAAACGCAAGGTGGTGCCCGACGAACCGGGTAGTTTGGGTAGCACTCACGTGGTGGGTGGGCACGGGGCAAGTGAAGATCCATTTGTATGTTATCAAGAAAATGAAACAGAGAGACTATTATTTCATTGCTGGTGGCGTATTTTTGTTTATTTGTCTAGTGTTTCTCTTGGCTTACATTTACCACATAAAGGCCAAGAGCCAAGCGAATTTCGCACAGGCGATTGAAATGGCACCCCAGGTTCAACCTAGCAACCTAGCACATATGGCCGTTTCACAACCCGAAACTGGATTTATTGGGGGTGCCTCCAACTAAATTTCAAGGGTCAAGGTGATGGGCAGGTGGTCTGAGATGCGCTTGGGATGGCCAAGGTCACCGTCTACCGTCGTTAAGATGGAGGCATCCTTGATGGCATCTACCATCCCTCGAGAGACCATAAGGTAGTCAAGACGCCAACCTCGATGGGTAGCGACAGAGTTGAAGCGGAAGGAATAAAATGAAAATTCTTGAAGTTTTGGGTGAAGGTGGCGGAAGGAATCTACAAGATCAAGCCTCTTGCAAATTTCTCCAAAACATCCACGCTCTTCAAGAGTGAAACATCCCTTTCCCTTTTGCTTGACGGGGTCATAGACATCAATGGGATGTTCCGCAACATTCAAATCTCCACACCACACAAGGCGTCCGGGAAACCGCTCCTGAAGCCCTTGAAGGGCAACGGCAAAATCAGCGTCCCATTCCCGTACCCGGTAAGGCAGGCGCAACATTTCAGGGGGATCTCCTACATTGGGTACATAAGTTCCGACGACAACGAGGTCTGCCTTGGCCAAATGGACTGCAAGGATTCGACCTTCCTGCCCGTGGGCGACTTCAATGAGAGAGGGTGCGCATGGGTCGCGTCCCGGACAGAGATCCTTCATCAAGGCTGACCTTTCCTCAGTTGGCGGCCGGGCAAGGGTGTCAAAGAGCAGACGAGGCTCTAGAGTTTTCCGCACAATCATGGCCGTTCCGTGTGATCCACCCTTGGCACATGGGTTCCAAAAAACTTTATGGGTGTCTGGAATGACCCCCTTGTCCAACTTGGCCAGAGTCCTTGCCCCCACCTTGATTTCGGACAAAAAGACTACGTCTGCAGCCTCCTTCTCAATCAACTTGCCAACATAGGGTAGAGATGTTTTGATTCCATTGATGTTCCAGGAGATGATTTTCATTGTTTATTGGAATGGGGGAAGGGGGGAAGAGGATCATGACTTGAATAAAATTCTAGCGTCTCAACCATGAAACTATCCAACTAAATTAAATGCAGTGTTTTTCCGCTTTTGGCGAGCCGTGTTATCCACGAGCTGGATTGTCGCTTGATCTTGGGTCACTGAGCAAACCGAGCCTTTTGGGTCCTGGGGCCCTGAAACCCCTCCATCCCGGCCCCATGAAACCTCTCAACCCGGTTGGCCCCATCGGCCCCATCAAGCCACCCATCGGTCCTATCGGTCCCATCAAGCCACCCATCGGCCCTATCGGTCCTATCAAGCCACCCATCGGTCCTATCGGTCCCATCATACCCAAGCCACCCATCGGTCCCATCATACCCAAGCCACCCATCGGTCCCATCATACCCAAGCCACCTATCGGTCCTATCATTCCCATCAAGCCGAAACCTCCAATCAAGCCAATCCCGGTCAAGCCCCACCCCAAGCCCCACCATCACCACCATCACCACCGACCCCATGTGATTCCCGTCCCTGTCTACCCCCCTCTACCCGTCGTTCCTACCGACATTATCTCTTGGATTCCGCCCTCGATGACCCACAATGTCGTGGTGAGCTACACCGGGGTCTACGCCCCAGTCCTCTTGGACCAGACGACGGGTGGCCTCGCCAAGGCTCTCCAGGTCCAATCGGACATTGGGGGTCAATCCGTGGCCGTCTACTCTTTGGCATCTATGGACAACTTTGCCATCTATGCCAAGCCTGTAGAGGGCGAATACACGCAGTTTGTACAAGTCTATTCCCAGCCTGGCATGAATGGCGTCACGGTGAATGGGCGTGCCACCGTGATGCAGTCGCAGGGTGTAACCTACGTGGAACTCGTGTAGGGCGAGTCCTTAAGGCAATAATACGGTTTGAAATCCTTCTACATATTTTTCCTTCAGACCCAGCCTCACCAAGGTTTGGCCAGTGAGAAGACATTGGGCCATCCAAGTGTAGGCAGCACGGCGTGCCGATTTTTGAGGAAAGAGTTTCATCATCCATGCAAAATCATCCGGTGTCAGGACTTCAATCACTCTTGAGGACGTCTCTTCGAGGACCTCCAAGGAGCGAGACGCCCAACCCGCCCACCGACAAAAGTGTTTGGCTTTCCATTTCAATTGGCCAGAGACGAGCTCATGGGCAATCGACCTCCATGGCTGGTAGACAAAGAGGGGCAACTGGCCCCCAAGGGATTCAGCTCCCGGAAGCCTCTTGAGTGACGCAGGTGACTTGTACGAATAAATAAGTGAAGTTTCCTTTAAATTTTCAGGTTGAACATCATCTTCATGGAGGGTTTCCAACCCCTCTTGGCGTCGCCCATGTAACCATTTTGCAAAGGTCGCAGTCGAGGGTCCAAAAGCAAGACCCACCAGTTTTTATTTACCACAGACATGAATGCAAGATTCCTTTTTGAAAATTTTTATCCTTTTATTTGTCGAATCCCAAGAATGTCAATCCCGTCGAATTCTTCAGGCTCCAAGCCATAGGTTGCATCTTCCAAAGTTTCAAAAGTATCAATGCGTACCTCTGGATAGTCGTCGCCGAGGAGATAGACTCCACAAGCATCGTCTTGATTGCGCATCTTATGGAAGAGGTAATAAAGAAATTCAATCAAACCCTTGTAGGACATTCCTTTGGTAAGTTCCTTTTCATTTCGTCTGGGATGGGCAATGACCCTTGCAAAAAAATACAGACTCCACGGCACACATAGGTCATCTTCCCCTCTTTGGAGATTTGCACCGAGGGAACAAAGACTCCTGTAGGAGTAGCCAATAGGCTTGAACAATTTTTCAAGACGCTTCACTGCATGACGTGAAATGATGGCGGACAAGGGCCCCGCAGGTTCGAAAAGAAAAAATGTCTTTGTTATGGGATTGACAAGCAGGCCTAGCCGATGGGCAACCTCCCAATTGTCTTCTTTGTAGGCTCCTTTGGTCTTTGGTCCTTTTTTCGCACCTCGAAAGAGGCTAACAGGGATGAGTAAAAGGCGCGGATGCTTAAGCTCGACAATTTTTTGGACCGAAATGGCAAGACGAGATGGGTGCACGTCCCCCGGTTCAAAATCGGCACGGGATTGTTTTCCGGCCAAGGAGGTTGGCCAATAAAACAGACGAATCTCGTGGGCATGAATAGCAACGTCTTTGGTACCCGAACAAATAAACTCCAAGGTTTTCCATTCCCAATCACAAATATTCTGAGCCAGCATGATGGCAGTAAAGGCAGCATGACCATCATCAATAAATTTTTTCAAGACCTTCACATTCGGCTTCTTTTTGAGGGGAAAAGAGTGTCTTGGCATATTTTTTATTCTAACGATACATTTATGTGCCCTCACCTCTAAAAATCTCCACCAAATAATAAAATATGCAAGTGGCCTGTGTTCCCGTTTGCTATTCTTCGTGTGGCGATATGGGTGAAGTGGCTGCCGGCCGTCGCGGTGCTTCTAGAGGACGATCTCGCGGTGCTTCTAGAGGACGATCTCGCGGTAGAAGAGTAGGTCCACGTCGAGGCTACCGCCGTTGGGGTCACCGTCCCTACTACCGCCCCTACAGACCTTGGGGATGGCCCTACCGCCGCCGATCATATGTTGACGGGGGAATCTTTTGGCCCTCCTACTACCCGTATTCCTATGGGACCTACCCCTACGTCGTGACCCAGCCAACCGTCACAATTGCTGCAGCGCAGCCCCCAACTGCGTCGTCGTCCCTCAACCCTGGCGACCCCTGTTGGATCGAAAGGGATGAAAATAACGTGGCTGGAATTGTAAATTCCTTGGGCAATTGTTTGGCTTTGGAACTTGAATAAATTCTTTGGGAATTTTTCCATATCATTTTTTGATGCTTGATTCACTAACCAAAAGACCACCTTTAATTACCCATGTCTGCCCCATCATCACCAAGCCCCATAGAAGACGGCAAGGTTGTCGATCCAGCACTAACGACACCAAGTGAACCTGCTGTCATTCCAGATGTCGTGGATCCCCTTGTTGATGAAGCCAAGTATGACTTTGACGTCCTAAAGATTGACGAACCAGAGCATGTGGAAGCCAAGGTTTTCCGGGTGGCTCCACGCATTGCCGTTTTGGGGAATGTCGACTCGGGGAAATCCACCTTTGTCAGCACAATGACGCGCAACATAACAGACGACGGCCGTGGAGGCGCACGTCGTTTTGTTTGCACCCACAAGCACGAAGAATCTGCTGGCCGTACCTCGGCCGTTTCAATCTTCCCGATTGGGTTCTCCAAAGAGGGTGAACTTGTCGGTGTGGGTGTCACTTCCAAGCCAGGTGAGCCCTCTAGGGCCATGTCCATCCTTTCTCGACGTGACTTGTGGACACGCATTGGCCAAAGGGCATCCAAGCTAGCATTTCTGGTGGACTTGTGTGGCCACGAACGCTACCTCAAAACTACCTGCAAGGGTCTAACCTCCCAAGTCCCCCACTTTGCATGTTTGATTGTTGCTGCCAACGAAGACGCGGGACGCATCGTCGACTCTGACATTCCACGGGGGATGAAGAGACGAGGAAATGCCAAGTCGCGCAACATGACACGTCAACACTTGGGTATCGTCACGGGACTTGAGTTGCCCTACTTTATCGTTGTCACCAAGATTGATTTGGCCCCTGAGCAAGTCTACCGCACCAACATGCAACGTCTTGCGCGCATGCTGCGGGAGCGTGCCAAGGGCGAACCAATCCCTGTCAAGGACGAAGAGGGTGCAGAGGCTGCGGCACGCCTCATTATGAGTAGGGAGTTTATGAATGTCAAGAACGCCAAGGGCAAGACACGTGCGCGTCGTCCTGTTCCCGTCCTTCCTATCTCTTCCGTCACGGGTCAGGGAAGGGCAGCCCTCGTCAGGTTTTTGAACACCCTCGAGACGCCGGCTGCCCCAAAACCAACAGGTATCAAGGTGGATGCTTCCATCTTGGAACGAGGCAAGAAGCATGCAACAGACGGCGACGCTGCAGGTGCGGGGGGTGCTGACGAATCCAAGGAAATGGATGTGGTGGATCTCGCGGATTGGTCCACACGCCACTTGACGACGGGTCTTGGGCCAGTCATCGAAGAGGCACGTGTGGCTGAGATGGGTATTGACTCCATCTACCTCAAAATTCCTGGTGTGGCTCTTGTCGTAGCGGGCACTGTTCGAAACGGTGTGCTCGCCCAGCACCAAGAGCTTCTCATGGGACCCGACTCTCGAGGTGAGTTTGTTCCCGTAACCATTCGTTCCATTCAGGTTCAGTACCAAGAGACGGACATGATTATCCGGGGCCAAACGGCGGGTATCGCCCTCCGTGTGAAAAAGTCTGCCGACTTTACACCCAAGTCCGGCATGTACCTCTTGGCCCCCGAGCTTGGATACAAACCCACACGCTTCTTCTTGGCCTCGATGCGCATCCTTCACCACCGCTCCACCATTAAGCGCGGCTACATTATGACCATCAACACGGGACCCATTTGCCGAGCTGCCCGAGTCGTCAAGATTCGTTCCCACCGGACCGACCCTAGTACAGGTGCGATTGACTTGGCTTCCCCTGACCTCCCCGAAATTGCCACAGGAGACCATGCAGTCTTGGCTCTCAAATTTTTGGTTCAAGGCGAAATCTTGCACGTCGGTGACCAAATCCTCTCCCGTGAAGGAGATGCAAAGGCTACCGGCTATGTCCTCCATTGTTTCGACACGCCTGCCGACTTTCAACACTACCGCGACAAGTCTTCCGTGTCTGAAGATTTGGCCAAGCACGAGACTGAATTGGCCCATGCAGAAGAAATTCGACGCAAACGCCACACACGGGGTCAAAAACGTACACCCGTCCCACCAATTGCCGTGCTTCGTACCGAGGGCAAGGGGAAGTAGCTCGAGATTTGAACCTCCACCAAATAAATTTTACTCCTTTTTTATAAAATGCGACGTGGTTCGCCTGTGAAATTCCATCGAGCCTTTGAAGGGCCAGAGCTTCTACCAACAAATCCTTTTGACGAGTTGTTGAAATTGAGCCATCGCCAAGGGAAACCTCGATCAATATTTGATAAACTTGGCCCTTCTCCGGCACGGCAACGAAGGGAAGAAGCCAGACAACGCAAAAAGGAAGAAGCTGAAAAGAAGAAACGGCTAGAGGAGGAAAAGAAGCGCCAGGCCGATCTCTTGAAACGCTTGCCACTCAAACACCATTACCGGAGGAAAAAGACACGTGAAGAAGAAAGGCCTCATCATAAGCCCGGCGATCATCATAAGCCTGGCGATCATCATAAGCCCGGCGATGGTTATGATCCTCGCCGAAAGGGTTACGAAACTAAACGGCGTGATCATACGGTCCGCTATGAGGGAGGGAAGTCGCCTCGGGATCATAGACGATCGCCAAAGGATCGGAGATCGCCAAAGGATCGGAGACGATCGCCAAAGGATCGGAGACGATCGCCAAAGGATCTCCCAACTCCTCAAGGCCATCGACCCTATCCAGACTGGCTAAGCCCCAAATCGCCTTTTCGCAAATCACCTGGAGCTAGAAGAAAAACACCTCAAGGTGAAGAGGACAAACCTCATCGCCATCGTGTCCGCTACGAAGACCAACCGCGACGATCTCCGGGCCGTACCCGAACACCACACCTTTCTGCACGTGAACGTCAAGACTTGACCAAGGCAAGTGCCTTGTGGGAAGCCCAAGAAGCGGCCCAAAACAAACTTGCCATTATCCTCCAGCGTAATATTGAATTGAATGCTTGGGTGGCCGTCTCATGTGAGGGAGCTGCCCTTCAAGATGCTAAGCGCCACGCATTCTTCACCAAGGCCAGGGAACTCGCGGGACGTTCTACCCGAGTGATTAGTGAGTGCCTCGAAAAACGTCACAAGAAAGTGGAGGACATTTACGAATGCTTCAAGCCCATTGATCGTCTTTTTTCCGAGTATGCGACAATGGACAAGCACTTTCGGCGGTATGTCGAGACGCGGTGTAAGCTTCCCACGGCACCTCTAGACTGGCAAGATGTCAAGGAGAGGTACGATGTGATTTCGTCCAAGAAGCAATGCTATGGCAAGGCTGCACCAGAAACGATGATTACATGGTTGGGCTACATGGACCCCGAGATTTACGGGCGCCAGTTGGTTTGCATGAAGAAGGGTCATGGGCTCAAGGTGGGCCAACGTCTCAAGGGAGGCCCAAAGATTTTTCTTGTTGATGGTCCTTGGATTGCCGTTGCCTTTCCCTCTTCCACAATGGACGAAGAAGACGCTCGTGCCGTCGAATGGCAGGCGGCCATTCGAGAGGTTGGGTTTGTCAAGTCATCCCTCTTGTGGCTCCTATCCACCTTTGGCACCCTGATGAAGTGGACCATGAAGCTGGTGAACCCTGTGCTGGCATGGTTGGGTGGAAAATTGTGGTCTACCTGGTCCTCTCTTGAAGGATGGAAGGCATGGTTGTTTATTGTTGCCCTCGCCGGGGGCATCTACTTTGCATGGCCAACCGTGATTGCACTTGGTCTGGATTCCTTCGCCCTGACCTTGGAAGTCCTTGGGCCGATTTGCTCGTTACTCAAGGGGAATTTTATTTGGTATGGGGCGGCCCTCTTGGCGGTCGTAACGGCCGTCTTGGCGAAAAAGTACGGAGATGAGGCTGCCACATGGGCCAACATGTTGATTTGGCCATTGAGTTCAGCTGCCTACCTAGTGACCTTTTGCAAGTGGTTTGACAAGATTTACCGCTTTTTCCACCTTTCTGCCAAGCCATGGGTAATGCACCAAACCAACCTGACTGACATTTACAGACCACGCAAAGACTTGGGCGGTGTCTCGGTGGATGAGATGAATAGTGCCTTGAAGAGTATGGCACCTGATGAGTTTTCCAAGTGGAGAAAAGAAGGACATCCGACCCTCAAGGTGACAAAAGATATATCAAAACGTCCTGGAATCCTCAGCGCCTTGGGAGGCAAAAATGGAGAAGCCCTCCAAGTGACCCTCCAAGGCATTCCCCCTCCCTCCCTCGGGTCAGCCTTCAACCTTAGAGGACCCCTAGGTGTGGCTCCTCCTGACTTTCCAAAGGACGGCCTTAAACCCGACTACCTTGGTTTCACAAAGTTCTTTGGGGCAGGCACGGACCAGTCATGGACGGATCTTGGGAATTCCATCTTGGCCCATCTCCAAGACCTCCCGAGTGACAAACATTTTGCTGCCAACTTGGGAATGGTCTTTCGCATCGTGACACTGCTCCAAATGATTTACCTCTTTAAGCAAGGGGAATGGGCCACCTTGACCCTCCTCATTGTTTTGGAAGCGGCCGTTTGGGGATCGTCCTACATGCAGTTTTACCTGTCAAAGGAGTCTTGGCCCGGCTACATCCTTTGGTCCCTCGCAGAAGCCTGGGGCTCCGACAAGAACATCTTGGCATGGGGAGGGTCTTACAATCCTCTCAACTACCTCGCCACGATAATCAAAGCATTGTCCATGGACTTTTCAAAGATCCCCGGTGGTCTCCACGGCCTCCTCCTCGCCGTCTTTAAAAAGTTGGGCTATGGGCCCGCAGATCTCAAGGCCATCTATGACAAGTTGAAACTGGCACGGGATTACAAATTGCGTCCTGATTTCAAAACGTCCTCTGACATTTTCAAACTTGTCAAGAAGGGTCCCGAGATGGCCTTCAAGGCAGCAAGAGGATCACCCCGCAACCGCCGCCGCCATCAGCAGCGGCATCGTGACAATACAACGAGACAGCGAGGACCCCACCTCTATGGCTAACCTCCACACAAATAAAAAATTCAATGGATCTATTATTATCATCATCGCAAGCAGATGGTCAATTGACCAAAGGATGGAGAAATGTAAGCGGAACCGTCTTGACTAAAGTGGCGGGTCTTGGTCAAGCCGTGCAACTGGTAGAGCTTCTCACCTGCCGACCCAAACAGCCATGGACGCTCCACCGTCGTGATGAAGGTCAAGAGGGCTTCACGGAGTTTAGGGATGGTCACCCGTTTGGACCCCTTGCCAAAGGAGACGATGGACGTGAGGCAAAGACGAAGGTCTTTGGGGAGATCCCCATTGATGGCCCCTACTGCCTTGTCAAGAAGAAGCCAAGTTTCTGTAGTGCCGCCAAGAGCCATCCGTTTAGGAAGACGGTCCAAGTGGTGAATCGGGGGCGGGTGGGTCAAGATGGTCACCAGATCTTGGTCACCCACTGCATGACATGCTTGACGAAAAGGTATAGTCGACTTGGGCATGTCGCCACTCAAAAGGCAAAGCAGAATGGCCATAAGAGGGACGGTTTTGGGGTCTTGGCTGAGGATGCAGAGGAGGTGGTAAAAGAGATGGGGTGGTTCCAGAAGGACTGAACAGCCGGGTTCAAGCCGTTGAAACCAGTCATTGAGTCCGAGAAAAGCGACCTCGCGCGTGTCTCCCCGCACAATGTAGAAATCGTCGCCTCCCTTCAGCTTGACTAGCGGAGTAAGAAAGGGAACACCTTGGTCAAGCGGCTTGAGAAAGGGAGAGAGGCTGGGCGGCGCGTCGGTTTCGGTGGTGTCTTGGCGATCAAGAGGTCGAATTGGCGGATCGGAGCTTGGTGTGGATGACCAAGCAGAGACACATTGTAACACGCTTCCCATTCTTGAGCTTGACAAGGTTAGAGTTTATTGTAACGTCAAAGGAATGCTCCCTTCAAAGATCAACGTTTAGATTTCAGAAGAGATTTTCCTACGAAAACCATAGGTGGTTACTTCAGGATTAGACAATTAAATCATATATTTACTCTTGAATTCAATGGCTCCCATGACTGGGATGCCTTCCGCAGCAGCCTTTTTGGTCTTTGCATTTGGCTTCATGGCCAGGTCCTTGACCAGCAAGAGATTGACCTTTTTGGTAAAGGACTTGGCAAGAGTGCCACCCCTCGCACAAATGGCCGCCTCATATGACTTGTCGTGGAAACCCGTCATGAGGACGACCAAGTCTTTGCAAGTTTGAGGTTCTTTGGAGACTTCTTCTTCCTTGGCTTCAAACTTGTCTGCGGTATTATCAATAATCACCTCACGATATTCATCAGTCAATTGGTCATTCCACCATTTTTCAGCTTCACCCCTTGACTCTAACATTTGGTCAATGACCTTGTCACCAATCCCTTCCACCTCCATACAAAGTGCCCTAAGGGCTTTGGCGTCCATGGTATAAAAGGCCATGGGGTCGTGGGTGGCATTGAAAATTTTCTGAAAGACCCAAGCCATACGGCGTGACCCTATGCCTCGACCACACAAGCCTGCCGCATTGATAATCAGATCCATCGTGGCCATCCCCAAGGACATTTGAATGTTTCGCACCCATTTTTCAGCCAAGCGTTTTCCAATCCCTGGAAATTTTCCACCAATATCCTTGACCTCCATCCCAAGCCAATCCTTCACCGAGGTGTAGCCCTCGCCATAAAGTTTGGCAACCGAAGTTGCCTTGAGACCCTCCACCCCCAACTTTGTAAAGAAACGCGCCAAGACTTGAATCTGTCTCTCATCCGAGAAGCCCACCTCGGCAATCTCCACATCGGTGATCCAATGGTAGGGAGTGTCAGGGAAGGAGGGTTCCGCCTTGACCCTCACCGCCTTGACATCAGGAATCACGTCGTTCGACCGGATCAGGGTAATCTCCGTCCCCGGCCCAATCCCCGCATCACGAATGTATTTGGCATTCTTTCCCGAACAATACTCGTAGTTGTGGTTGGAAATCCTTACGGGTTCCACCTTGATCCGGGGCTTGAGGTAGCCAAAGGGAGAGGGGCGCCACTCGACAGCAACGACTCGCGTGTCGGCCATTTGGTCCTTGACGTCCATCTTGAAAGCCCTTGCAAATTTGGGGTCCCTGTCGGTGGGGCGTGGATGGGCGGCCCCATTGGAAAATACGACACCATCCATGTCATAGGCACACGGCTCCACTGGCCATTCACTTCCTTCAGGTGGATCCACGCCTCCGCGCCACCCGAGAAATGCGGCTTCAAGGCTAGGCTCGTCCAACGACTCCACCTTGAAATGATCCACCACCTTGAACTTGCGTCTGATCAGCTTGGCGATTTGAGTCTCAAAGGGAAGAACGTCCTTGGGATCCGACCCCGGCATGAATTCATAGGCAACAAATTCGAAATCACGCACAAAGTCAGGGTCAACCGACGACTTGCCCTTCCCCTTCCGATCTTCGGCCACCACTGCATTGACGGCTCCAGACACCGAGTCGCGCACCGTGTCTCTCCCCTTCCGAGTCCCCTTGTGTTTTTTGTCAAACAAGGCGGTGGCCATTGTCAACTCGCCCCTCACAATTTCTCCAGGGTGGAGAGAGGGGAAACGCATGTAGGTGAGGAGAGGGTCGAGAATGCCACCATTCACCTTGTCGTGTCGTGAAGACAGGTGGTAGGTCTTGGTCTCTGGGTCTCGGTGGTAGAGGAGGGAAATTCCGTCCAGTTTTGCTCGTAGCCAGTAGGGCCCAGGGTACTTTTTGATCCACCTGGCAAGGGCCTTGGGGTCATTCTTCAGCTTTTCCAATGAGGACATGTAGATGGGCAAGACGCGGGTTGGCAACTTGGATGTTCCACCGTCCTTGATGGAGACTTCTCCTTTGTAGGCCTTGGCCTTGGCGGGTGGTAGGCGTCCCAAGTAGATGTCTCTGAGGCGGTCATAGACGGGGTCAGGAAAGATGGGTTCACCCGTTTCATAGTAGGCATGGTCAGCGGCATCCAAAACCTTGCGCAAAAGCTGGAGATCCATGGCAGGTCCCAAATCCTCCACCTCGGTTTGAAGGTCATCAATGGCTTGGGCCACCTTGTCTTCCTTCATACGTTTTGAACCACTTTTATTTGTTTCACCAATCTCTTCTGGCTCGCGGACCTTTTTCTTGGACTTGACCCGCGACGACATTGTGGAAATGTTTTGTATTGGTTAGATAGTAACTTTCGAGGTTTGGGCTTTATTTCTAAAAATCAACAATTGACAAAGATCGATAGGTGTTCCTCCCCTCCCGTATTTAACTTTGATATGGGGGCTGCCAAATGATTGAATCAATAAATTTAGATTTTTGGTTTTCGAAAAAATTCAATCAAGGGAAAAAGTGTTGCTCAAAGCAATCCTCGTGGCGGTCGAGGAATCCAACACCGGCATCTTGTTCATCCTGAAGACATCCACGAACGTCGGGCCAAAAGTCGTGCGTCTCGGCCTCGTTGCACACAAAGTTTTCAGGAAGCTTCCATGGATCATCGGTCGGGTAGGCCGTGTCGCAATCGGGGTGGTGCTCGTAGGAAAAAAGGCCACCCTGTATGGGTTGGTCACTTCCCCCAAGGAGGTCGCCACCAGCTGTCTGGCCAAGAAGTCGACCTCCTCGAAGCTCGGCAGGCGACGTCAAGAGGAGACCGTGGTGATCCGAGGAGGCAAGGGGGTCATGGGATCCACCACCAAGCAAGTCATGGGATCCACCACCAAGGAGGTCATGTGATCCATCATGACCATACATGTTTCTACTCAAGTCGTGGCTTGTTCCATCCGAACCATCAAGCGAGTGGGTGTGAAGATCAAGACCGTGAGAGTGTTCGTTACCCATGAGAGAAAATTAAAGAGTGACTTATTTACTCCGATATTAAGGGGATTTATTTGGTTTTTTTTCAAAAAGAAGGGGAATTGTAAATTTATCAATACAAATCTCCAAGAGCAAACTCGAGGGCCGGAGAGGCAGCGAGGGTGGTGGAAGAGGGACAAGTGGCACACTGGAAACTTGCGAAATCTCCCTCGCACGGGTTGTTTGTCAACTCAAGTCTGCCAGGAAATTTGTCTTTGGTAAAGTACACAATTGCGGGTGTATCTGTATGTACCGTGGATTTTCCAAATGCGTACAAGTAGTTGTGAGGGTCCGAGGGAATCGCACAGTATGACTCGTTATTCGGTCCTGGCTTGCAAACCAGTTGATCCCGTTGAGCAGCACGGTGAAAGGCAGACTTGTCCCAGTCCTGAGCCGTGCCATCGGTGCCTCCCATAGAGATGTCGCAAAACGACCCACCGCCCGAAGTCACCAACGAGTTGCAAGCAGCTGCCGAACATGCACCGGCACGAACCTGGTAAGTGGGATGGCGGATGGGAGTGCAGTACATTTTATGTTGAACACGAAAAAAAAAAACTTGTATAGTTTTCAAAAGAGAATTTCTAAGGAATATAACCATCTAAAATCCCACCACTCTCTATTTTCTTCATGGCGGATGCTGCTACACATGCGGCCATTACGGCACCAATGATCATGGCTGGTATTTCAATGCTTGTAGGCACTTCCTCTGGAATCGCCTTGAGGTTTGGTACTCAACTCCAACGATCCGCTTGGAAGGGCATTCTTGGCCGTCGCAAGTATGAGATTCTTTTTGGTACCTTGATGGGCGAGACCCAAGAGGATCAGAGGGTTCAGATCCGTCGTATCTTGCGTTGGATTGGCTTCTTGCCTTCGGTCCGCGAATCTTGCCGCGAGCTTCTCCGCTACAACATGAAGGAAGCGGATGGGTCCATCACCAAACTTCGCTTGCCTCTTGAACCCTTTACCTTTGAATTGGACGGGATTGAGATTTGGGCAGCCATGATCCGCAACCCCCAGGGTCTCATTGAAGGCTTTGAGTTTTGGACACGCCGGTGGGGATGCTTTACCTCGGAAGAGCGCCACTCGATGCAAGTCAAGATGATGGATTCCATCGATGCGATTGTTGACGGAATCACAACTCACACAACACCCCTTCCTACCCTCCTCGACTACAAAAGCCCCAAGACCCTTTCTGCCAACGAGATTGATTTTGCTTTTCGAATCATGGCAAAGGGTGACGGCGATGTGGCCAATGATCTCGGCTGCCTCTACCATCGAGGCGGAAAGGGCATCCCAAAAGACGATACCAAGGCTCATGACCTCTACAAGACGGCATGGAAACGCGGGTGCATGTCGGGTGCATTCAACCTTGCCGAGATTTACATGAAACGCGGCGACTACCAAGTGGCTACCGAGTACCTCATGATGATGATCCGGGCTGGCGTCGTCAAGGGTGCGTGGAAGGTCTACTCTATGCTTGCTACTTGCTACGCCAAGGATCCCAAGGAGCACAAGGGCCAGGTCGCCGCTCTTCGAGCCAAGTCCAAGGCGTTACGTCTTGAAGAAGAAGGCGTCGCCCCTTCACCACCATCTTCACGATCAACCCCTTTCAGTCTTTGAAATTCATTTTTCGAAATATAATTTTATTTAAAGAGACTTGGATGCCTAAGAGTGGAAGCTGTCAAATCATATTCAATTGGTCAGACGTTTAGACAATCGTTAAATCCACAGGCAACTCGCGAATCTCTGTCGAATAGTAGGCCTCGATTTCTTTAATCTTGAATGCGTCACGCTCCGTGACAAAGTTGATGGCGGTTCCTTTGCGTCCATGACGTCCTGACCTCCCGATGCGGTGGATGTAGTTGGCAAGGTCGTCGGGCAAGTCGTAGTTGATGACGTGGGATACCTGCTGAACATCAATGCCTCTTGCCATAAGATCCGTTGTGATGAGGACGCGTGACGAGCCTGATCGGAACTCACGCATAATCGTCTCACGCTCCACCGAATCCATATCACCGTGCGTAGCCGAAACGGTAAAGTCCCGCGAGCGCATCATGTCAGTGAGCCAATCCACCGTCCGCCGTTTGGCGCAATAGATGATTCCTTGGGTGATGGTCAAAGACTCATACAAGTCACAAAGAGTGTCGAGTTTCCACTCGTCGCGCTCCACATTGACATAGAATTGCATGATTCCTTCCAGTGTGATTTCTTCTGTCTTGATTGGAATGTAGACGGCGTCTTTTTTCATAAAAGATTGGGCAATCTCAAGAGCATCGCCTGTCATGGTTGCCGAAAAGAGACCCACCTGCATGTCCTTGGGCATTCCGGAATAGCTGCCCTTTTCCATGCCTTCTCCGGTAAAGATGGCATAAATTTGCTCCTTGAAACCACGCTCGAGCATTTGGTCAGCTTCGTCAAGGACAAGAATACGAAGACGGTCAGTCCTTAAAGCCCCATTGTCCATCATGTGGTAAACACGGCCCGGTGTTCCCACTACGACATGGACGGGTGTCCGTGAGCCAAAGCCACCACCTTCTGCCGAGGTGATGCCCCGACGAAGGGTGTCAATGTCATCGCGAACTCGCGTGCCGCCAATGCAGCAGTGAACGCCCACACCCGTGTGCATCCCAATTGCCGAAATGACCGAGCCAATCTGGGTCGCAAGTTCACGCGTAGGCGCAAGGACCAATGCTTGGATGTCGCGTGACTTGGTGTCGATTCGAGAGAGGATGCCAAGGGTAAAGGTTCCCGTTTTGCCCGTCCCCGATTGGGCTTGGGCAATGACGTCATGACCATCGGCCAATGGCTTGACGCCGCGTTGTTGAATAGCCGACGGCTGTTCAAAGCCGTAGGCATAGAGACCGCGAAGCACAGATTCGTCGAGTCCCATGTCGTCAAAGGAGGAAAATATCTTCACGTTGCTTGGTGTAAAAGGTATCTTGGGTGTTGCCATTTTTTTGATGGGTAAAGGTATTTAGTGATGTGTCCAAGGAACAAATAATTTATTAAGTTTCATCTCTACCAATTGCAAAAGATGGCGAATTTCTAAATTTCTTTCTTTGGGCACCAGGCAAATGGGTCTCTCAGGGTTGCCGTATACTCAAAGTCGGGGTAAGTTGCAACACGCGCCTCGGTATACGAATTTGACCGGTTGAAACCCTCCTCAGTGTAGGCAATGTCCGGGTTGCGTACAACTTCAACCTCGGATTCGGGGAGGGAGCGGGACCCGTACCACCGCTTCGACTTGGCGGCGAGTTTCCATGTACCACCGGGGCAAGGTGTAGAAGGGTTCCACTTTTTAACCTTGGTATTGGTCTTGCGAAGCTTTTCCCCATTCACTTCTTGAAATTGACCTGGGTAGGGCTTCCCCGTCCGAACATCGTAGCGGATCCGTCCTGCGCGGGGACATTTGGATGCAGAAGGTGCCATGAGGGTTGACCCCATGGACAAGGGCCCGACATTCATAGAACACGAGCAATTCATTTTTTTAATCAATCACCTGAATTTCCAATTTGTTCCACTGATGCAGTGACAATGCTTCCCATATTTGCAAAATGGCCTATTCACAGATTTGCACACGCAAAGGCTCACTCATCATTGTAAGGTATTTCAAATACGACGAAAAAGCTTCCGAACTTCACGTCGTCGACGCAGCCACAATTACACGTGTTAAATTCAACCGAATGATGGAAGTTTGGACGATTTATTCCCGTGTTGGCAAGGAAGAGATTGAAACTCCCTATGACATGTTTTCTTCACTTGATGAAGTTTTCCAGGCAGAAAAGGAAGAGCCCGCTTGGATAAAGATGAAACTCAAATCATCCTTTGAGCACTTGGCGGCAAGAATCCATGAAGCCTTGGCGTTTAATCCTTCTTCAAATGGGCATTATGTGGGGAGAGGAGACTTCTTTTAATCCAGTTTCTTTTTTGCGAAAAAGGATTGGTGTTACCAATAATGTCTAATCCAACCAATAAAACATCTTGGACAATGTTTTTCCCACACCTTGCCCCAAGGTGACCTCTGGGTCATCCAAAACATCACGAATGCCTACAAAATCTTCCTCAAGACGCGGCAAGAGCGGTGGTGCAACAAGGATCTTCAACCAGTAGTAGGTCGAATCGGCCATTCCTTGGACAGCCGCCTTGTTGATGGCATCATGGCGTAACATCCTCTCGAAAAGCCCCATGTCATAGGTTGCGTCAATGTCGGCACTCATCTTGCGCATGCCTTCTGTTGCTGACGGGAGGGGGTTGAAGGCCTCATCCACCCTTCCTTCACACGCAATTTTGACCAAGTAGCCTCTTACCTCTCGATAGAGACCCAAAAACATTTGAAGAGTCTTTTCTTCGTGGAGCCTCTCTGGGTCATCCATGGCTTCCGCGACCATGTCAAAGTAGGCACGGCGCATGATGCCTGGTAACTTTTTCTGAAGTTCCGTCTTTGCTTCTTCGGTCAAGCGTTCGACATGGGAGCCATAAAGTTCTTGGGGGGTTTGGATTGTTGGCTCGCTTTCCATGGATCTTTTTTGGTTGTGGTACAACTCAAAGAACCGAGATTAAATTTCTCTTTAATAAAAATCTTCTCGAACCACATTTGTCGTTGCCCCTACACGCCACGGATTTGATGCAGAAACGCAGGTGTATCAAGGTCTTGATAGGACACCCGTCAACCCCGCGTCGAGATGTTCGGCGGCGGACACCTCCGCAGAAACATCCAAGCTATGACTCTCTTGGGAGAGACTCGATGAACGATATTCGCTTTGATTTTGAAGATGCCCTCGAGGCCATAATTGAGACGTATCCCAAGGCGAAAAATGGAAACCGTCTCGGTTTATCCAATGACCTCTTGCCCTTTTGTTCGCACGGAGATCCTGAGAATGTACCGCCGGCTTTTCGTGACTCGGATTCGGCGACAAGTGGAAGTCGGTCCGTGACTACGAGTGAAGGGAGAAGTGAAGGAGGACCTCAAGCAGGGTCTCGTCAAACCGTCTGTCGGTATTTTTTAATGGGGAGGTGCATGAAGGGCAAGGCATGCGAATTCGCGCACAAGTTTGACGAAGCCAATATGGATTGGTGCAAGTTTGGAACGGCTTGTGCGCGCCGTCCACACTGTCCCTTTATCCACATTGACCAATTGAAAAGCGTCAAGGAATGCGAAGCCTATGAGGCTGGCTTTTGCCCCAATGGGCCCATATGCAAGAAACGTCACACACGAAAGCTGCCCGATGAACTTCCACGTGTCGCCCGCATCATTCTCGATGAGATTTCAAACCGAGGAAGGATCCTTGAAGAAGAAGAAAAACGCAAGGCCTTGTTCAAGACATCCTTGTGCAACGCCTGGAAAGAAGGGCGTTGTCGTCGTGGGTCCAAAGACCCAAAGGGATGCTCATTTGCCCACGGCTATACGGATTTGTCGCCCAAGGGTGTGGCCCGTCTCGAAGGTCGACGGTGGTACACTGACCCAATCACCAAGATAAAGGTATATCTTGACGGCCATGGCCAATGGTGGAGACGAAACGAAGCCAAGAAACTTGTCAAGGTTGACCCTGGTGAAGCTTGAAAGCATGAAACCACATAAAAAATAAATCAATGATAAAATGTCCCTTTTGAAGGGCCAACCCTATCTTGGGGCGGACGAACCCTTGAAGAAAATCTATGGGGTGGGTCGTATGACGGCAACCCGTCTCCAGACAAAAGGCTTGGTCAAGGTGAAAGACCTCAAGGCATGGTTGAGAGACGTCCAGCGGGGACCAGGAACCCACTTGACAAAGAAACGCAAGATTGAGAGTCTAGTAAATGACGTGACAATGAACCGCCGCCGTTTGAAATGTTTGGAGGGTTACCAAGTAAGAAGTCATAATCGTATTGCGAGAAACGCCTTGGTGCGTTTTCTCCGTAGCCAATGCCATCTGCCGGCAAATTTGATCCCACCATGGGGTTCTCGCACCCGACTTCCTCCACGCCAAGGCCGACCCTCTCCCCTTTTCGCGAAGCAACTTGTTGAACCCTACAATGGCAAGCCCCCTTACGAGGGAGGATGGCAATGGCCACATGGCCCCTTGCTATCCACTACCCTTGCATCCGTCCCGATGTTCCCCTACGGGAAAGCGCCCAAGCTTGCACCAGAGCTGACCCAAGCTCAACGTGATGCCTTGATTCGATCACCCCACTCACCGCAACGTTTCCGTCAAGCATTTCCATGCTCATGCTTCCAATCCAAAGAAACATGTCAAGACTTTAACCCGTCCCGTGCCAATCGGCGACTTGCTGGCGGTCCTCCTCCATGCCGATGGCTCACCGGGCAGGCCAAATGTCAAAATGCCGGAAGACGAAGAAAGCGATCAAGGGGACTAAAGAAGAAGACTCATGGGATGAGATTACGTCCCCGCAAACGATCAACCTAGGGTTGAGGACAAATGAAATGGTAATCCGCAGGTGCTCATCACCTGAAAATCTTCAAGACACCCCATAAATAACCAAATAAAACCTATCACCTTGTATCCCAACCCATACAACTTTGTTGCCGTTTTTGCGCAAGTAACGACCTCCATCAAACTTGGAAAATCCAAAGACGGCTTGGAAAAAGGTTTGACCCGTGTGACTCTTGATCCATTCATACAAATCTTTCTGATTGGCCCAATCCTCGTCGTCCCACAAACAGACAATCCTCCTTTCAAACTCTTCAATATTAAGTCTGACAAATCCATATCAACGCCTTCACACAAGATTTCTGGACGGTAACGTGGCCGGCCTGTAGCTGTAGTACCAACAAACTTTCCCTTGAGTCGCTTGGTCAAGTGGTAAGTCTATGTAAATATGGGGGTCACCCGTATAAAAATGTCTTTCACCGCCAGAATGAAAATCCTTCATGAGGTCTTCCACCTCCAAAGACTCGGCTTCCAGGTGCTCGGTTTGAGGGTAGCCTCGTCTTTCCAATTCCTTGGCAAAAATGACCCTTGGTCGATACAGTAGAGAGATGAAATTCTCTTGAAAAATTCTTCAAAGCTGCCATCTGCCTCTTGGAGTGGCTTCGTCAATAAAGCCTTGGTGGCTTGACAGGTCTGTTGGATGAACCGCCCGTGGATGGACAAGAGACGCTCTGTTCCCCATGCAGCTGTGTGGGAAAAATATATTCAAAAACCCTCACAGGCATTTGTTCATTCTTTCCAACCATCTTGTCCCGATCTACGCTATTCGGTTCTTTGGGTCACCATCGTAGCCTCCACCCTCTTGAACTTTTTCGCCGGGTGTTGTGTGGCGCCCCTCGTGTGCACCTGCGTCTCGCATCTTTCTACTCTCGATGAGAATGATTCAGATGTAGAGAGTGTCTGAGGCTGGTGTGTTTGATGATAAGGGCTTATCGCCCAAGAGGAGAGAATAAATCATGTCCTCATCTCATTCTTCCGAGGAGGAAGAAGAGTACTTTTCCTTACGCTTCAAATCACTCGAAATGGAATATGCCAACCGAGTCCATCACCAAAAATAAAAATGCAACTTTTTTCATTTTATTTTTCTTAGATAGATTTGGACCGTTTCCGTGAAATAGATTTCAACTTGGTGGAGACCGTCTTAATCTTTGTCCTCTTGACACACGCATTAACTTTCAATTGGATTTTCACAGCCTTGTCCAATGTCCTTTGGAATGCTTTTCCTTGTGTAGTGTTTGGAATTTGAGCTTTGGCAAGGGCCAGGTTTTTTTTGATTTGCATTTCTGTCTCAGCTCCGCAATGTTTTGTTTCACACTCCATCGTTGCTCGATCCAAAGTCAATTTAGTCAATTCCGCCATTTCCCCTGAACTTAGCTTTTGACTAAGCACGAGTTTCGTCAGGAGAGGGGTAAAATACAGTTGCTCTTGCAAATTCGTAGGTAGCCATTTGATTGAGGGTTTTGGTGTGAAATCGAAATTCATTCTCATCTCAGTGGGATCTTGCCAAAAATTTCATTGGGTTAAAACAAAAACCTTCCCATGGCGTTTGGTGGCATGGGCGTCGGAGATGATCCAACACCTCCCGGAGTTGAATGTTTTGGTGGCGACACAGAATTGGTTGTAAGCTTCGCCGGACATACAGTCAAACTCAAGGACATTTGTCATACTAAACTTGTTGTGCGTAACGCGGATGGGATAGACCAGTACGCCAATGCAACCGTCTACCGGACCCCTATACTGTCAGGCCAAATTATAGGGAGACAAATCACCCTTGCAAATGGCCAAATTATTCAAGTCTCACCGGGTCATGCATTCTATTTTCGCAAAAAAATGATGGAAGAAATCTTGGGGATTGACCCGACACATAATTTTTGTCGCAATGCGGAATGTCCTGGAGAGACGTGTCCAAAATGTCATTCGGGAAATATGAAAATTCCAGGCTTTCGATCCATTCAAGCCAAATACTTGATTGGTGACAAGAGGAAGATCAAAGCATGCGTCATCAAAGATTATCTCTACCACGTCATACTACACGATGATGTAGAGGCAGCATTTCGGTTGGATCCAAAGGGACATTTATTGAGTGAAGGACTGAGAAAGGATCTCCCCATCTTTGGAAATGAAAAGTATGACTTGAACTGTGTTTCCAAAA